CAATTCTGTTAATTTCAAACTTCGGCTTGTCTGAGCCGTCATCGCCCCATTGATGCCCTTCTACTTGTGCAAAAAGGACGTCTTCAATAGCCAATTGATTCTGAACATTGTCTGCGTCATAAGCGTCCTGGAAATAATCACGGGCACGTTTAACAAGCTCGTCTTGTACCTTGTACTTGGGTTTTCTCGCCATCATTGCACCATAAATGCTGTTTATTTTGTGTCAGTGTACCATAAGTGGCACTTATACTACCATTGCCGCGCAAATTGTATCTCTTTTGCTGGCTTTTCTTCTTCATACACCTCATAAACAGCCATAATAAAAGCGTCAGCAAGGTTTGGTGATTTAATGCCACGCTTTGCTAATTCTTGCTTGCTCTCTACCTTAACTTTTCCGCCTGCGTCAAAGTCGCGCTTCGGAGTTGATAGCTCACGGATTAGCTGCTGAAGGTTTGCGCATTCAGAGCTAATAGAAATCAGATCGTCCTGCTCATATTGCGCTCCGGTTGTAACTGCGTTGTATGTGTTGCGGAACCTATCAGCCACAAGCCACCATGCTTGCGCCTTGGCGTTCAGGAAAAAGTCTTTGTTTTTTACGTTGTGCTGATATTGCTTTTCAGGACGCCACACTTTTCCGCCTGCATTAAACTTGCGATGCTTGCGCCAGCCAATTTCATTAAGCTTCGAGCCTACGAACGCACCGACGCCTATTGAGTCGTAAGATATTGTCGAGTCAGATTCTTTTGCCATGTTATATACACGCAAACAGCTATCTATAATCTTATCCTCGCCAGCCGCCCACTCTTCACACTGTGTGACAAGAATACCCTTGGCAGATACGGCAGCATTCTTATCTCCGCCACTGTCTGCCACGTCAAAACCCATCCGGTTTGCGCCTGTGATCTCGATATTTAATTTAATGTGCGCGTCTATTGCAGCTTGAATCCACGAGGCCTTGATGATTACTGAGTCATCATCTGTGCGCGCTTCGCCTAAGTAAATATGGCGGTACTCGTCAGGGTCGACATTCTTTAACCGCTCCGCCTTCTCTTTTGCCGTGTCAGACAAGAACGGGTTTTCAAGGTAATTTATATGGCGAATAATACAGGCGTCACCAAGCAATGCAGGTAAGTCGCGCTCTACGAAATCAGACGCAAGCCTTGGGTTCCACAGTACCCAAACCTCCGAACCGCTTTTCCTGATTGTCGGGTCAATTACAGCCCACTGTTCTTTCGTTAAACCTTCCCCTTCCTCAATCCAGCATACATCTATGTTTTCCGTTCCCTTTATCTCGTCAATGTTCCGCGCTATACCATAGAAAAGGAATTCGCTGCCGGTTGTCTTGTGGCGAATAGACGAAACGCCTATATCAAATTCGTTTTTCCATCCAGCTTGCGTGATCTTGTCTATCAAGACGGTATAGACAGACTCGCTAATCTTGTTTTGGAATTGCCTGGTGCACAGAAAGCGCAGTGAATAATTGCGCGCAAGAAAAACGGCAATTCCGCCAGCATCTTGTGTTTTGCTGGAGAATCGACCGCCTTTGAGTAGCTTGTATGTTTTGCGGGTTAGCCAAAAATCCCTGAGATTAGGGTTTAGCTTGTACATCGGATTCCCTGTAGAAGTCGTCCAGTGTCTTTCCTTTTGGTGACATCGAACCGTCAGATGACGTGTGGTCAATTTGTTGTTTTGTTCCGTGCGCTTTAGGCGCCATGCGCTCAGCTGCCCATTTTAGGCCGTCCATCATCGCCTTGCCTGTCTGTGGGTCGATTACTCCGTCGCGCAATAACTCCACCACCTCAATGACGCCATCGCCATGGGCATACCCTGCCGCCTCTCTCGCCTGTGTGTATTGTTGGCGAAACTCGTCATGCCGAACAATCCAACGGCACACAGTCGTAACATCTGGAGTGCCATCTTGACGGCAGTATGCGCGCAAAGACTTTCCTCCGGCAATCCACGAGCAGATGCTTTCGGCAATATCGTTGGTATAGTCTGTCGGTCTGCCGGTCTTATTCATACTGACGCCCAAACTGCAAAGTCTTTTGGCCTCATGTAAGCAGCTAAACGCATAGCGTCCTTAAACCGCTCAATTCGCTCACAGCTTGCCGATTTCTCAAGCCATTTTAAAGTCTCACCGGCCTTGCGCTTAATTTCCCATATCTTCTTCCGTTCGGCATTGCTATGGATTGCGGTCGCAACTTTACGCCCGTTGCGCTCCCGTTGCTCTTTTGTCATTGCAGGCTGGTTGCCACCCTCTGCTACATTCAAAAGTTTACACCCCAAGTCTCGATATTTTTGTATTGCAAGCCGCTCTGCATCAATCTGCCGTATTGTTTGCCCGTCTGCAACAAGGCCGCACATTGTCTTGTGCCGCTCTATTAACTGTTCTTGTGTCAAAATCAAACCGTGTAAACCTCTCTACGCACGCTTGCCGCTGTACCCGCTGGCGCTTTCAATATCATGTCTTTAACTTCTTCGGCAGTCAGTACTATACGCCCTTTTTCGCCGTATGTCTTCGACCTCAATACAGCGGTTATGCACTGTCGTGATCGCCAGCCACCGTCGTGCGCGTATTTGTCGGACGGGGCCAATTGATTAAATGACTCGATTGTCACGCCGTTATTTTCTTTCGTCACTTGCTTATGGTGCGCATGCCCACTGTCTTTCCGTCAGATAATCCATTGTGCGTCCCTGCATCGCTTATTATCTGCGCACACTAGCACAAAAGTGTGAATAAAAAAAAGCCCTGACTAGCAGGGCGAAGGCCTCGGGTGAGGCAAGGACTAGAATTCTTGTCCGGAAAATGACATGCGAAATCGGACAGAATAATGATAAAGCCTTCTCTTTTTGTCACTTATCCACCTCTGGTGCTTTCATGTTGCCTGATTTAATAGCGTCGTAGATAAACTCAGCAAGCTCCATTACGGTGCTGTGATGGCTCCGAACAAGCTGCCAGTAGTGTGGCAAGTGTTATCAGTAACGTCCGTGTCATGGGTTGCTCTCGAAATATTACGCCTCATTAAATGCCTTTTTGCTAATGCGCTGGCAATTTCTAAGCCAGTAACGCATAGCTTCTTCATGCCCAACAAATCTCTTTAAGTATGAAATGTGCATTAGATGCTCTTTCCTGCTTCGATTCTCTGGCATTTTCACATCAATTCCAGCGGGGTTCAAAACCCCACCTCGTCGAGCCATGCATCAAATTCATCACCCAGTCGGCGCTCCAGCTCGGCAAACGCCATGCGGTATGCTCGGTTAGCGTCGGCATCATTGCGTTTATACAATTGAACCAGAGCATCTTTGATCTGAGCTGTTGTGAATTTTTCCATTTTCCTTCCCCTTGCTTCGTTGTTTGTATGTAGCCATAATAGCCCGCAAACCCCCTCTAGCAATTGGCAAAACCGCTCAATTTTCGCTAAATGATTGGCTAAAACTACCAACGTGATGCCAGAACCCACTCTTTCTGATCGCTGCGATTAATAAACCGCCCAACTTCTGCCGCAATCGCCTTCCTGTCGCCGTAAATCTGCCGCTCTCCCCACATGATTTTGACTCCCTCTTCGCAAAATCCCTCATCGTCGTCGCTCATTATTACATAAACAACGGGCACGGGCGGTTCCGGTAGATCACCAGGGGCAACGCCAGCGACTATGCGCCACGACTCCCAGCATGCGGGCAGATCGTTTTCATCGGCGTCTTCGTACAGTGTTATAGCCATCGTCCACATAATCATAAAAACATAGCCCCGATGACTGTCATAACCGCAACGCCCACCACAACCCCGGTAGCGAACGCGTTAAAAATGCGGTCTTCGGTTTTCAGCTGTTCGAGTTCTTGTTTAGTCATTGCTGGCCTCCTGTGGTTTTGTTGCACTCATCAATCAATAGCACCCTTGAGAGTCTGTAAAACTGTTATTTGTAAGTTGCTCCCAGTCTGTGCCGCCATTCCATGTTCTGTCCGGTTCTGCATCCCAGCGACAGAAATCAATAAAGCTGTCGAAGCGATCGCCATATTCAAGGAACCTCTTATATCGCTGCTGGCTTTTTGTCATTGGGCGAACATTTCCAATTTCCGCATACTCAACACGCCACGTTTTTGTTGATTTTAAATCGTTCATTTTTCACCAGCATTTTTTCGGTTATAACAGAATCGTCAACAAGCACTTGATAGACTTTTAAAATCGCGGCGTCGGAAACATGCTTAATGTGGAAGCTACCAAGCACTTCACACACTTTTTTTCGCTTTCGATCTACCGCACGGGCGAGTTCTACTTCCTCTAAAGAGTTATAAAACCTATACCCTGAGTTTCTATAACCGGCCTTAATCGAGTCTTCGGTTGCTCCGGTTGTTACACACAGTTTCTGTGTGAGTCCGCCTGCCTGCGCAAAATCGGCATATTTTCTGTAAACCTTTTCTACAAGGAAAATAACTACTCTGCTCCCATCACCTTTCGCGTAGTTATTTCCTGTCTGTACTGCATACACTGTTTTGCCTTCATGCTCTTTTGTAATCTTAGGAATCATAACTCCCCCTTAGTTTTTGCGATTGCGGCGCGGCGGCCATTTACGGTAAATTTAACCTTGCACCCAGAATCATTGATTCCGAATCCGTATACGGTCGCCATTATGACGCCCTCCAAATCCGTACTCCGTCATTAACCTTCCTTGCCGTAAATGTCATGCCGTGCTTTTTCCCGTATTGGATAAAAGCACTTAGCGCCTTAGACCCAGACGCAGAACTATTAAAACCATTCGCATCAAGATATGAGTCACCAACATCCATACTTGCCGCAATTCTAGACCACTTCCCGCTATCCACTCTATTTGTCGGTAGTGGAACATTTTTATCAATCATAAAGCCTCCTTGTTGTTTAGTGCTCATTTTATTTAATTTATTAATAATATGCAATTATTGTGTGATAACACAAAACCACCCCAAACCTACCGCATACATCCCCCCCGCCCTACACACCTATGTAAACATAGGGGTGTAGGGGAGCGGAGGGGGATAGTACTTTTTGCCCCCTAGGTGGTTTAGGGGGAAAAGTTATCCACAGCCCAAAAATGCCGTAAACCATTGATTTTATTGGGTTTTGTAGTTTACAGAATCCCCCTAGGGGGATTTTAGGGGGATGAGGGGGAAGTCGAAAAATCCCCCTAAACGCGTTTTTATCCACAGGCCAATTTTTGGCGCATTTTGGCTAGTTTTTTGTCTTTTTTAGATACAAAAAAGGGCCAAAAAGGCCCGTTTTCAAAACTCTTATCCACAGATTTTAGGTTATTTTTTAATCAAGTTGCTTGCAGCCTCCTCACCTGTTTGGACTAAAATAAACCCGCCACTTTCTACTGCAACACGGCCAGCCTTTATGAGCGCCCCCATCATTTTGTCTTCATACGACACGCAAACCGCGTTTTCGGCCGTTCGCTTTGCCATACCTTGCACACTGATAAGCCAGTCCTTAAGAGCGGATTTTGAGACAAAACGACAGCCGCGCACGTACTCTTGCCCAAGCTGCTGCCACGCCAGCACGAATAAATCCTCATGCTTTTTATTGCCAGGCGATTGCTTTTCTTCCCCTTGAACTATCTTAATAACGGCACTCGTTACCGCCTCGCCATCTTCATCAATCCACGGCAGAGCTACTGTTTCAAGTTTCATGAACAAAGTCGGTGCTAGTTCAGCATCTTTGCTTTTGCGCTGGACTAACTGCATAGGCTCGCCTTCTTTTGCCGGAACCACGGACAATTCAATATCCAGCGCCCCGCGCCACGCAGACGAGCCACGCGCACGGTGCTGAGACTCATCACTGACGCCGGTATGATGCACAAGCAAAACACTGCAATCATAGTCCTGCATCAGTGCGCCGCAGGCATCTAACATTGTTTTTGCGTCTTCAGATGAATTTTCATCACCCAATAAAAAGCGGTGAAGCGTATCGACTACAATTAGCCCTGGCTTAACCGGCAGCGAGTCAATGGCGGCACGGGTGCGCTGATACCCTTCTGCCGTGTTCAAATCCGTACCCGCACGACTCAGCCACATGTTTAAATGCCCTGCATCATTGTGCTGCTTCCATGCTGCCAACCTGCCGCGTAATCCGTGATGACCCTCACCAGCTAGATAAACTACCGGCTCTGGTCGGCAAGGTGAGCCATGCCAGTCATTTAATCCGGCGGCTAGGTGTAGGCACATATCTAGCACAACGAACGTCTTTCCTCCTCCGCTTGGCCCGTGCACCATGATTAAGGCATTACGCTGCAATTGTCCTTTAATAAGCCAACGGATTGGTGACGGTTGGCTGCAAAAATCGTTGGCATCAATTAGCCAATCAGTGGCCGCTGGTGGATTTAGCAATGCTAAAATGTCATACCCAGCT